ATTTTCATGTACATAGCGGACAGACAGCATTCCGAGTGCGCTTCCCACGGCAGCGTGTGTCCGGTATGCTTCATCCTTTGCCGCCCGTGCCGGGTCTTGTGCAATCACGACAGAGACGTTTTCAGCATCCAACTTCCGGAGGTCGACAGCATCGGCAATGGCATTGATATACTTTCCGACACCTTCCAATATTACCGCATCGATATACAGGTGGTCTTCCCTGAATTTATTGACCATCTTCTGTGCCTCTTGTATGGCTACAGTGATTGTTTCGTCCGCAGTCAGTGAGCAGATACCAATGGTGTTTACTCCGTTGATGGTACGTACCGCATTGACGAAATCTTCTTTCGTCAGCAGGCTTGACACTTTTTCAGACTTCGGAACCAGCATAAGATACAGCGAACGTTCCGGAGACAGGCGGAAGACTTCGCTGGTATGGTAATGCACCAGTTCCTTGTTTTCAAGATCAATGGTATCATCCCAACCAAGTGCTTCCAAATCGGTAATGTCGTTGAGGTTTTCCGGCTTGTAATATTCAAGTTTTCCGATCTCCGATCCACCGACCACGAGCAAGATGATGCGGTCACTGGTATCGGTATCCCGTACCAGCCCGCCATTAACTTTGTTGATGATTACTCCTGTAAAATTTCCCATAAAATAATTCGTTATACGGATTTACCTGATAAAATTGCACCAACACCGAAATCTTCAATACGGTCTACAATACCGTAGGTTTGGGTACGATATTCGGATGTAGGACTCTTGCTGCGTGTATCGGTCGTTTCCGGACGATACAGGGATTTCACGGATTCGATGTGGTAATACGTATTCGGAGCATAGAAGAACGTGCTTGCCTGAAAGTCCGTTTCGGCAGACGGTTTTGTGCCTTCCGCCACCTTCTTGGCTGTTTCCGCATTATAGAACGGGCAGTCGTTATTCTCAAAGAACTTGATACCCATGAAGCCTTTCGGTTTTCCGGTTGCCGGATCAAGGTAGAAAGTACGGTCATAGAAGTACTTGGACGCATCCTTATCCAGCAACAAGTCACCCATGTGCAGGGGGGAAAGCACCATGTACAGGGCATCGGTAACGGGAAGGTTCCACGTCTTTGCGAGCGTTGCAAAATCGACCAGATCCTTATAAGACAGTCTCAAACGACCATTAATATCTTTCTCACCCGTTGTCCGGATAACAGGCATTTCTTCGTTTGAATCATCCTCCGGAGCCAGTTTGTGCAGCACATGGTTGCGGATACCGACCTGAAAGGCTTCATTGTGCTTCACACGGATAGCAGCGCGCTTGTCAAAAGCGAGATAACGGATTTCGTCATCCGTACAGGAACTGGGTTCCGTATCGTAGATTTCCCACGGTACGATATAATTCTTTCCGGTCATTTGCTTCGGTTCAAAATCTTCCGTGTTATTTACGCGAAAACCGACATTGTTAATCAGTTTGTTTCTGCGTACACCGTCCGCAGCCAAAGCTCCGGCAGGAACAGAGCCTAAGACCTGCATGAAGTCCGCCCTGTAATTGCGACGTTCGATCAACAGTTGGGGATCGACGTACTTGTTCAAATAAAGACCGTCTACTGATTGTGCCATATTCTTTTTTTTAAATGGTTAGTATTTTATTTTCCGTTACGCTTTATGTAGTCATTCAAAAGACGTTCGTATTCAGCCGGATTCTTCTCCATGATATTTTTCAAAGCCTCCGGATCGTTTTGAAGGTCTTCGAACTTTTTGTTTGTGGTATCCGTCAGACTGGGAGCATGAACTTCCGGCATTTCCACAGGCTTGATAGCGTCGAGCAGCTTCTTTGCGGTATCGAAATTGCTGGTCAGGTTCGCCTTCCAGTCGTCACGAACGTCGGCTGTGATTCTTTTTTCCTTGATCGCACTGTTCAGGATGTTTTCGATTTCCTGTTCCTTGCGTGCCTCCTCCTGTCTTTCGAGCATGTCGACGCGGTCTGCCTTACGCTTCCACACGTCTACCTGTGCGATGAATTGTGCTTCCGTGGTACTTGCGTCCATTCCGAAGCGGGTAGTCAACATTGTTAAATCCATGTCATTTTTTGATTTTTCGTTATTAATAGAGTCAGTAATCTCAATTTCACCTGTGTAACCGCAGTTGGTAATCATTTGTGCCGTAGCCTTATCGACTTTTGCCTTGCCTGTAACTTCCGTCACAAAGCCGTTTTCCTTCGCTTCCTGCGCGCTCATCCAGTAGTCGCCCTTCTCCCAGGCGTCCCGGATTTTCTTCTTGTCCGTGCACTTTGACAGGAAGGCATTCAGATAGTGCTCATTCAGTTTACGCATGACCTCCAAAGCCGATTCAATATCAGCGACTCTCCCGCATGCCCCTCCGCTGACCTGATGGATCATGAAAAGCCCGTTGGCAGGCATGGAGAACGATGTGCAGTTGATAGCGATGTAGGTTGCCGCACTGGCTACCAGCGCACCGCCTTCACCCGTAATTTTGCCGGGAAACTTCTTGATCACGTTCACGATCTCGTTGGCTTCGAAGCATTCGCCACCGGGAGAGTTGATATAGATATGCACATCCTTGATTCCTGATCTTATCAGTTGCTCAACTTTGGAAGTGAATTCCGCTTCCGTCTCCCTCCATTTTGATATTGTGCCTTTGAGTTCAATCCGGGCACGTCCGTTTTCCGCTGTTGCAGTCAGATTCATTTTCGCGATATTTAAAATTTCATGCTGCAAAATTGGAAAAGGAAAGGCGGGTACGGAAAAAGCGTTTTCATCTTGGAAAAAAAACAGTGTTAACAAGGACGTATTTTTTCCAACTTGGAAAGAATACGTTCCAACATGAAAAGCTGTTTTCCACAGGTGGTGTTGAAATATGACCTTTGCTGCGTAAACGAAAGGAAGCGATATGCCAAGCAAAGAATACTACCGTAAATTGAAGAAGGAAGCGCACGACCTTTATGTACGTGAAGGAATGACGTGCAAGGAGATTTCCACACGAATAAACGTGTCGGAAAGGTCTGTTTCAAGCTGGATTAATGAGAATGACGCACTTTGGAAAAAAGAGCGTCAGGCATCTGTTATTTCGTCACAAAAACAGGGTGACAACCTGAAACAGATTATCAACATTCTTGCAGACCAAAAACTGGAGCTGCTGCGCATGATTGACGAAGCCATTACCGAAGGTGATAGTGACAAGGTGCTCGAACTACGAAAACAGGCGGCTACGCTTGATAACAGTGTGGCGCAATGGGGAAACCAGCTCAAGGAGGTGGACAAAAAGAACCGGATTACGCTGGCTATTTACATTGATGTCATGAGCCGTATATTCGATGCGATGAAGGTGTACAATGCAGACCTTTATTTTAAAACACTGGACTTTCAGGAGAACCACCTTTACGAAGCCGCAAAAATGTTGGGATAATGAAAGTCGAAGATAGCAAAGCCCTCAAAGAGTATCAGGAGAAGTTAAAACGTGCACGGTGCACAGGCAACCTGATTGATCCGGACGAATCTCTGACAGTTCGGATGAACCGCATACAGCGTGCCAAAAATGACGTCAAATACCTTGTTGAAACTTATCTTCCGCATTATGCGACAGCGGATTGTGCGGACTTTCAGATCGCTCATGCCAATAAGGTGATGAACGATCCGATTTACAAGGGATATGCCGAATGGGGACGCGGACTTGCAAAGTCGGTGTGGAACGATGTGATTATTCCCCTATGGTTATGGATTAACGGTGAGACGCATTATATGTGTATCGTTTCCGATACGTTTGACCGCGCTTGTGACCTGCTGGAAGATTTGCGTGCGGAATTCGAGGCAAACGAACTTTTGAAACACGACTTTGGCGAGCAGTATAATCCGGGATATTGGGAAAAGGGAAACTTTGTAACGATGAACGGCTTTATTTGCAAGGCGCTCGGTGCGAAGCAAAAGGTTCGCGGACTTCGTAAAGGTGCGCACCGTCCGGATTTGTGGGTGATCGACGACTTGGAGACACCGCAGACTATCAAAAATAACCGGATGCAGGATGATTATGCGGACTGGATCGAAGCGGACATACTGGCAACCATGACGGGAAAGCGCAGACGTCTGATAGGTGCTAACAACCGTTTTGCATCCCGGATGGTTCAGACATTGTTAAAACAACGGCATCCTGATTGGGATTGGAACTTGGTGAAGGCTTATGATCCGGTAACGTATGAACCAGCGTGGAAATCGATGTATTCCGCCCAGTTCTATCGTCAACAGGAAAAAGACATGGGTATTCTCGCGGCACACGCGGAGTATAACCATGTCCCGCTTGTCAAAGGTAGAATATTCAAGCCCGAAATGGTGAAGTGGGGAAAACTCCCAGACTTGCACACGATGAATGCGATTGTAGCACATTGGGACATTGCGTATGCCGGGACAGATACAAGTGACTTTAACGCATGTAAGATTTGGGGACGGCACAGGAATGAATTTTGGCTGATTGATGGTTTTGTTAAACAGTCAAAAATGAAACTATGTGTACAGTGGATGTGCATGAAGCAGGCGGAATTTAAGGCGCGGGGCATTATCTGTTTTTGGCAATATGAGAGTCAATTCTGGAATGATGAAGTTAAACGGAACATTGAGGAAGCTGAAGCGGAAACGGGGGTGGAGCTTAATTTGGTTCCAATACAAACTCCCAAAACGATGACCAAGTTGCTTCGTATGCTTTCCATGCACCCGTATTATCAGAACGGTCGTATGTATGTCAATGAACTACTAAAGTCAAACCCTGACATTGCTGTCGGCTTAAAGCAATTGTATGCGGTTGAACCGGGTATGACAGAACATGACGACAGTCCGGATGCCGATGAACAGGCGGTGAAGAAACTTGAAATATACACTGATCCCCCACAATCAGAGGATGAACCCGCGTCACGACCGTGGAAAGCGGGAAGATATAAACGTAAATACACTTGGTAACTATGAAGTACATCAACATGGATGATCTGACAACCATCATACAGAATCGGTTGCTGATCGAAAGTATAGAGAAAGAAGAAGAGATACTGGCAGGGATTGAAGACCTTGTCATAAGTGAAGTGTGCGCCTATATCGGTGGTCGTTACGACGTGGGGAAAATATTTGGTGATCCTCCGATCCGGACAGGGTTGTTGGTACGTGTGGTCGCATGTATCACAGCCTGTCGTGCTGTCAGCCGGAATGCAACCCGTAAAGTTCCGGATTCCTTGTCGGGCTTGAACGATTGGGCGGACGGCATACTTGTCAAACTGCGCGACGGGATCATGACCTTGCCACAGGATATTCCCCCGGTAACGGATGAAGACGGGAACGCGCAATATCCCATATTATACGGGCACACGCGCAATGGTGGATGGTTTCTTTAAATAGTTTTTAAATCGCTTTTAAAAGGTATGTTATGTACAAAAAATTAAGAGAAATATTCAACTGGTTTCAACAGAAGGCTATTCGTCGGATGAACCTGAAGAATGTACTCAATGAGTATTATTATCGAATGGACAGCAGTGGGTTGCCAACGTCAGGAACAATGTATAAAAGGCAGGCTGTTGTTTATCGGGAAAAGACCATTGACGACTGGATCATGTCAGTGACCGCAGCTACCGATCCGGATGATCCCAGGCGTGGTTTATTATACCGCTTTTTTCAGTCGTTATATAACGATGAACATTTGCAGACGACCATTGACAATCGCGTCTTACCTGTGCAACAGGCAAAATATAACCTTGTGGATGATAATGACAATGAAGATGAGGAAGCAAAAAAATTACTGGATCGTCCATGGTTTCACCAGCTTATCAGAATCTGTTTTCTGCATCAGTTACAGGGGGTATCACTTGCCGATCTTTCCCACCTTGATGATAATTTGGAAATTAGCCATGTCGAAGAAATTCCCATGTCAAATTACATTCCACAACAACAAATCATCATCAGGGAGGAATCAGACCAGACTGGATGGTCGTACAAAGACGGTGCGCTTGAACCGTACTATGTACAATTCGGGAATCCGTGGTCGCTGGGGATGCTCAACGAACTGGCGGTCATCATTCTTGCCAAGAAATTAGGATTGGGGGCATGGATGAATTATATCGAAAAATATGGTGTTCCGCCCGTCTTTGTTACTTCAGACAGAATGGATAAAAAGCGGATGGACGAATTATTCGAAATGATGACGGACTTCAGGAATAATTTCTTTGCTGTGCTGCAAGGAAACGAAACGGTCGAGTATGGGAAAGAAGCCGGGGGAAACACAACCAATGCTTTTTTACCGTTAGAGGAACGATGTGACAACCAGATCAGTAAACGTTTGCTGGGTCAGACGGGAACAACTGAAAACGGTGCGTGGGAAGGTACGGCAGAAGTACATGAACGTGTTGAAAAATCGCGGCACGAATATGATAAAATGTTGTTCCAGTTTTATTTCAATTACATTATCATTCCCAAACTGGTAAAGATCAGCCCGGTATACAAACCGCTTGAAAGGCTGAAACTGAAGTGGGACGACACGGAAAGTTTGTCTATCACGGAATACATCGAAGCAATCAACAAGCTGGCTTATACCTTTGAGTTTGACCATGAAGAAGTTGCTAAAAAAACAGGTTTGCCGATCATTGGTCAAAAGAAAAATCCCGGTGGTGAGCAGCAGGGAGGAACATTGCCGAATCAGCCCCAAACAGACCCTCAAAAAAAAAAGACCGAACCGGACGATGAAACGGTAACGTCGCCTGTCATGGAAGCCGGGGAGTATGATTTCAGCAGTATCATCGGAAGAGTGATGAAACAGGTTTACGAACGTAAAGTTAAGACAGGGAATATTGACGGGGAATTATTCAGAAAGACATACGAGGAACTGAATAAGAAGGCGGCTGAAGGATGGGGAGAAGACGACTATAATGATCCGGAACAGGCGGAAGAACCTCAACGGATACGTGACAACTTGTTCAAATTCTCCGGAGCGAAGACGTATCAGGAAATTAAGGAGATGAATGATGCCCTTTATGATGATAAGGGGAAAAAACTTTCTTATGAGGACTTCCGGGAAAAGGTTATGGCAATTCATAAAGACTATAATGAGAATTACCTTCGCACGGAATTTGAAACGGCAGAAACAAGCGGCAGACGCGCCAGTGAATGGCAGGAGTTCAAGGAGAATGCGGATATAATGCCTAACCTGAAGTATGTGACTGCCGGGGATGAACGGGTAAGAGAATCACATAGGATACTGGATGGTGTCGTAAAACCTATTAACGATCCGTTTTGGCTGCAGAACTACCCGCCCAACGGATATCGGTGCAGGTGTTATGTCGAACAAACGGACGAACCGGAAACGCCTGCTACGCCTATTGTGACGATACCGGATGCTTTTGCGAATAACGTAGGTCAATCCGGTGAGATATTCACGGTTGCACATCCTTATTTTTCAATGCCGGACAATGACCTGATAAAAATCAGGAAAGAGACGGAGCGGAATAAAATATACGCCCCTTACCATCGTGATCCGGAATCGAAAGTGATGATCAGCGACTTTGCTGATCCGAAAGACTTGGCAAAGAATGTGGAAAGCGCACGGGTAATTTCAAAGGAACTGAAGATGAAAGTAAAAATCCGCCCGCACATCAACGAGGACGGGGTAAAGAACCCGGAATATTTGATTGACGAAAAGCTGGCAGACCTGAAAAATATTCAGGGGCTGGGCGGTATAAAACACGGGCTTGACAGTTCGAAAAAACAGCAGTGCGAATATACTGTATTCAATTTGAGCGCTTTTGACACTGTCGAACCGGAAATGCTGAAAAACAAACTGAACGGCATATACAAACTGTATGGCGAAAAGTATGCCGGGCAGCGGATGGTGTTCATTTATAAGAGAAAAGCCGTGAAAGTGTCATGGCAAGACGTGGTGGACGGAAAAGCAACCGACCTTCTTAAAGAACTTCAGGAGCAGTAGCCGAAACTACCACTCCTGAAGGGAGCTCTTGACCTGTTACAGCCGCGAACATTGCAAATATACAATTTTATTTTGAAATGCAAATGGAAAGAACTGAATTACCTGATTTTTTTAAAGAATTATCCACACTGGTAGAAGATGCGCACCGCTACGCGAAAGTTGCGGGTGTGAACTTCTTCAAGCAGAATTTTCGCAGGCAGGGGTTTCTTGATACATCACTGACACCGTGGGCTAAAAGGTCACTCGCAATCGGTTCGGATCGTGGCGTATTGATACAAAGCGGGAAGCTCCGCGACAGCATCCATGCGGTCAGCCGTGGAATAGACCGTATCATTTATCAGACCGATCCGCTGGCTTATGCCAAGATCCACAATGAAGGCGGGTACATTGTCGTAACGGAGCGAATGAAACGTTATTTTTGGTATTTGTACATGAAGTCGACCGGATCAATGCAAAAGAGGAAAAATGGCGAATTACGGCAAAATAAAGCCAATGAGCGGCTGTCTACAATGGCTTCTTTTTACAAAAGTATGGCACTTAAAAAAGTAGGCAGCAGGATAAGAATCCCCAAACGTCAGTATATGGGTGAGTCCGCTACGTTTATGAAGCAACTCGATACATGGATCGCATCGGAGATTGACAAACGATTCTCGAATATTTAATCTATATAGTTATGATTTGGACAGACTGCTACAAAGAACTGGTTGAAATAATACGGAGCAAAGATGAGTTCCTCGCATCTATCCCGGATGAGTACTCCGAGCTAAGGGAACGGATGGAAAATACACCGGGGATTGAACATATAGACATGTGGCATGAACAGGTTAGTTTTCTCGATGAAGAACATCCCTTTTCGTCCCCGGCTGTATTCATTGAATTTAATACGCTGGGTATTGAGGATGAAGGGTTACTCGTTCAGCGGCTTCACACGCAGATTGATTTCCGGCTGTTTTACGAAACTTTTTCCGATACCTACGAAGGTGCGGCAATGCAGGAAGAGGCGTTGTCCTTTCTTGACCTGTTGACATTGCTGGGGATGATGTTACACGGAAAATCGGGAAAGAACTTCGGCACGCTCCGACGTACCCATGTCGGACGGGAAGAGTCGGGGGGTGCGGGAAACCTGTACCGGATCAGCTTTGAATGTGAAATCATGGATTACACCACAATGGAACTTGCAAGCCATGCCGACATGAAAGACCGTGAAATGAAAATTAGCAATGGGGACTTACCGGAGAAAACGGAAGACGAAGAACCGCTGTATCATCTATGATGCAACGGTTAAAAACCAAGACTAAGTTGATTTGTATCGTTCTTTTTTGAATCGGGCTTTTTGCCCTCTTTTAATTGTTCGTAATATGATAAATTCTCCGATATA